ACCTATTGATTGAAGATTCCTTATTCTTGATTTACTTGGACTAGCAAACACAATATTATGCAAATTTCTAATATTGATACCAGTGCTAAAAGTTCCATAGGAAGCTACTATAATTGCATCAGATTCTTCTTCTGTAATTTTTCGGACTAATTCTCTTTCTTCAGTGTCCACTCCACCATGGATAAAAAAGACTTTTCTATTTTCACCCTTATCCTTATTTATAAGTTCATAAAGAGGTTCACCATGGGTACTAACCCTATTAAATAAAACCAAAGTATTACCTTTTAAATCTAATGTTAGATTTTTAATAAACTTATTTCTACTATTGTTGGTAATTAAATACTGAACTTCTTCTTCATAATCATTAAACTTTTGTCCTTCATGCTTTAGAAGAAGAACTTTAATGTTTAATTTTGAAAGATATCCTTTTTTAATAAGTTCATCAGTTTTAATTAATTTGTAAGTTGGACCAAACAATCCCTCAAGAACAAGTTTATGGGTTTGAGAACCATCTAATGTTCCAGTAAATCCAAACCTATATTTTGCATCATGTAGTTTGGACATAATAGAAATTAATGATTTAGATTTAAATTGATGAGCTTCATCGCCAATCACCACATTAAAGTCTTTAAAATAAATCTTATCCAGTTTGTAGATAGATTGCCATGTAGATATGGTCACATGCTTATCCGAGACCCTCTCACTGCCACCATAGACCCTGTGGCAGTATTCTTCAGCATTCCATCCATAGTCCTCAAAGTCTTTATACATCTGCTCTACAAGGGATGTAGTGGGGACTACAAGAAGCACATTCATTCCTCTTTCTACAAAGTATCTGACTACAGAATAAATCATTAAAGATTTACCTGATGCAGTAGGAGATAGTAAAAGTTTACGTTGATATTTTAATGCATCATAAACACCTTGGATTTGATAATCTCTGGGTTCATGAGAGCATATGCTTTTCATATAATCTTTCACACCTTCCATAGAAATAGAATTATCCATTTCACCAGGAAGACCATAATATTTGTTTTCTTTAAATTCAAACTTATAATTATGGTTATCACAAAATGAAATAAGTTTATCTAATAATCCAATATAAATTTCACCAGTTTGAGTGTTGAATAGACGTATTTTTCCATCCCAGTGCTTGCTTCTAAATTGAGGCATAAACTTAGCACCAGGAACATCAAATGTAAATTGATCACTTAATTCGTACATTATGTGAGATTCACATTCAACTTTTAAATAAATTTCATTCTTCTTAGATATGATTAAATCAGACATATTACATTCCAGATTGGAATCTCAAAAAATCAATTGAGTTTTTAATTTGATAAGTTCTATTAGAAATCATTTTTATAATTTCTTCAAGGTATTTTAATATTGTATCATAATATTCAATTTTCATAAACATTTCTGATAGTTTCTCATCTGCTTCAATATGTCTTTGCATTCCCTCTTTATCCCTTACTTTATATGGGAATGGTTCATCCTTATAAACTTCTGGGTCTGCTTTACCAGCATAGAAGTTATATCTTTCTAATTTTTTATTTTTGTATTGAAGTTCTGCTCTTTTCCTTAAGAGTGATGTATTGTTATAAAGTTCATAATATTTGGAGTGTAATGATGCAATTTTTAAAGATTCATTATGTAAATCATCAATATTAATTTCTGAATCTTTTTTCCACATCAATTGAATATCATCAAGAGAAATCATAAAGTCTGTCCTGTTGTACTAACAATTTTGTAATAAATGTATTTAAATGTAACTTCTGCTGTAAAGTATTTAATATCTTCTGCTGTAGCATCAAAATCTAATGCAGATAAGTAAATTGGATATAATCCACTAAAAATTACTTTAGCATTTGTATTAAAGTCACTATTTAAAATTTCAAGAGTTCCATCTGACCTTTCATAAAAATCTCCTTTTAATTGTAAAGGATTGGAGTCATCTGAGTTATTTTTAAGTTCTTGGTATTGTTCTAAACTATATGGAAATCCTAAACCAGTCATCCAATTCCATATTTCCATATAGTTTTCAAGATTTTCATCCACAAGAAATCTGAGACGAAAATCTTCAAAGTTCATTTTATCTCCAGGAAAATCAATATTTTTTCCATAACGAGTTTCAATAGCAGACCCTAAAGTAATAGCAGGAACTCCAGCAAAATTCGAAAAGAAATCTACTTTAGGTGCTTTGTGTAAGGAAAACTTAAACCCAACTGGAGAAAGTAAATTCTTATTAGTTGGTTGTTTACTCCAAGGACTTGTTGCCATTTTTTGAACTATTTATTCCAATAAAAAAGGACCCCCTTTTTTGGAGGTCCTGAAAAAATGTGAGTAAAACTCACATAAGGTTCTTAACAGCAACTCTTCTGTAGTATCTGTTAGCATTTTGCTTGATAGCACCCAGATCTTGTGAAAGACCATTTGCATATGGGTTAGAAACCATACCATATCTGGTTTTGAAACCAATTTTAGGCTGGAAGGTGTCTTGACCAACAGCTCTCACCATTTGGAGAGGAACATAAGGGCAATAGAACAGACCAGCATCATAAGGATTGGTTCCTTTGTAACCAACAACATAGTATTGTGTTGCAGAAAGGTTAGCAGAATATGGGTCAATATAAACTTTGAACTTACCATTGAGAACACCAGCAAAAGTATTGCCAGTATCATCAACATTCAAGTTGACATTGAGTGCAGGGGTGTAGTCAAGAAGACCTGCCATTGTGAGTGCAGAAGCAACATCAGATGAGCAGAGGATGGTGTTACCCTTTCCTCTACGAGTTCTGAATGCAATAGCATTAGCATCTCTCTCAATCTGGAACAGAAGTCCTTTGAACTTCTCAACAGACCATCTACCATTTGAATCAACATCAAGGTCAAAATAACCAGCATTAGCAACATTAGCTTGAGCACCAGGCTCAGCAATCTTGTAGATGGTTCTAATGACTTCTCTGTTAATTTCAGCAAGAATCTCAGAAGAGAGAATGTTTGCTAACTCAGCTTCAGCATCAAGACCATGAATAGCCTTGAGGTCTTGTGCAAGTTCTAAGGTGTACTCAGCCTTGAGTGCTCTAGACTTTGCAGTAACTGAGAGTTTCTCAATGCTGAATGCCATCTGGTTGAACTGATGGGAACCATCAGCACCAAGATTCTCAGCATCATAGGTGTCCATTGCTTGGCCAACCTTATACTCTCTTCCAGATGCACCAGAAGCATTAAGATCAGCAGGATTGCTACCAGCAGCAGCACCACCTTGTGAGAATCCAGTTGTACCAAAACCTACAGATGCACCATCATCAGAACCACCAGTGTAATCACCAGTAGTAGTATTGTAACCTGAGTTTTGTCCAGAGTATGCAGTATCAACTTCATTGAAGAAGGTTTCATTACCATTTTGATCTACATATCTGCTTCTCATTGCAAAAATAAGTCCAGTAGGACCATTCATTGGCTGAACACCAGCCAAATCATAAGCAACGAGGTTAGGCATTGAACGTCTGATCAATGAGATCAGAACTGGATCGAAACCTGCTACTGGACCAGCAGATGGGGCTCCTCCACCATAACCTGCATAACTACCAGCACCACCTTGGCTAGCATATGATCCAGCTGGGGTTTCTGAGAGGAATCCTCTTTCCTCATTTAAAAATCTTTCTTGGTTTTCTAGCAGAACAGCGGTAACAGCTTTCTTATAAGGGTCTGTGATTTGATCAAGACCACTTGCTTCTAAGAGAGGTTCCCACTTCTTCTGCAATTGTTCTGAAAGGAACATTTGCTTTTCTCCTTGTTTGTCTTGTTAAAGTGTTGTTAACTAAATGTATTTATTATATAAGAGTTTTCACTTAGAGAACTTAGTCACTGCTCTCAAGTAAGCATTCATAGCATTTCCATAATCTTCTTGTGCTTGCTCAGACAGCATTTCTCCTCTTGAAGAACCTGAATTTCTTGGGAAATAAGATTCCTTCAGAGCTTCCAGTTTTCCACGATATTCTGATTCACTTTCAAACTCAACACTTTCAGCAAGACCTGCAAGTTTTTCCTTCTGAGTTAAAGCTAACCCTTCAGTAACATCATTGAAGATGGTATCACTTACAGCTTCACTAAGTCTATGGTTTAACTGAACATTTCTTTCGATTTGTTCGTTGAGTTTTTCTTCCATTTCATCTAATCTCATGACCATATTTTCTAACACATCATATCTATCTTCAGGGATTTCTACATAATGTTCTTCAAAAAGTGACTTAAGGCCAGTCATGAATGACTCAGAGAGTTCACCCTTAAGACCACTTTCAATTTGAAGAGCGTTTTCATCTACCCACTCTTCAGCAACATACTCAAGGTAAGAATCAACCCTTGAGGTCAATTCTTCCTTGATAACAGCAACTTCTTCTACTAATGCAGTATTAAACTTAACTTCTAGAGATTCTTTGATTTCTGAAATCTTTGCTCTTACTGCAGATTCAAAGATAAGTGCTGCTCTACCTTTGAACTCTTCTGAAAGATCTTCACCACCAACAAGGGCAGTTACATCTTCAGAAAAGTCCATTTCAAACTCTTCTTCCATATCTTCTTCTTCATCATCTTCCTTTTCACCCTCTTTCTTATCTTCTTTCTTATCTGCCTTACCACCTTCTTTTGCTTCCTTTTCTTCAGAAACTACATCATCTTCAGTTTCTTCAACTAACTCTTCATCATTCTCAACTTCCTCACCATAGCTTGCTTGCTTACCTACAATCTTAGCAGGCATAGCATCAGCAGCTTTAGCTCCTTTGTTGACTACATTTCTTACTGCTTGGAGGGTTGCTCCAGTCTTGAGTTTGTTGGAATCACCAAGAGGTGAATTCTCTCCTGTTGGGGTAGGACCACCAAGGTCCTGCCAAGAAGCTGATTGACCCTCTACCTTAGCATCAAAACTTGGTCTTGATTCTGCAGGTTTAGCACCACTATTAACAGCAGTGACGGATTTTTTAGTAGATACTTCCATTTCTTGTAAATTGCTACCAGCGCTCATTTGTATTCTCCGAATAAAATCTTTGGTTTTTTTTAATTTATTCTATATTTATTTATAATTTAAAGATTTAACAAATACTGATTTAACAAGTCTAACTTTTTCATTTCACTTAACTTTCTTTGTTTTGTATATCTTTCTACAAGTTTTTTGGTTTGATCTGCAGCTTTCTCTTTAAGAATGCCACCTTCCCAAACCCATTCTTTACCTTCCATAATACCATGAACAAAAGCATCTGGAGCAGAAGGATCTGCTACAATATCAGCAGCAGTAGCTAACATAAAGTCATCAGCAACATATTTAACACCATTTTTTTCAACAAGAGACCCAATGCCTCTTGAAGAAACTCCAAGTTTTACACCCTCACCAAGAAGAGATTTAGCAATATTACCCATAGGAGTATCAAGAATCTTTGCTTTACCAACAAAGTTATGACCTTCTGAACGAAGATCAGTAATCATATGGGAAACACGATCTAAATTAACAGTAGGTCCATCTGGGTGTCCAAGTTCTCCAAGAGCACGACCATTCTTAATGAATGCATCATTATATCTCTTGACTTCCCTTTCCAAGATTTGGAATGGATAGCACCTACCATTTCTGTTAGTTACTTCAGCCTGAAGAAATGGTCCTGTAATATACAGGGTTTGTTTACCATTTTTTTCCTCAGTAATAATTTCTACTGATTCTATCTCTTCTGTGATAAGTTTCATTTGATTATGCCTGAGATGCTATTTGGACTTCTGAAATGTGTAATACACCACTTCCACCAGATGCTCCTACAGAAGTATCACTAAATGCAGTTATTTTAATACTTTTTGTAGCAGTTGCATTAGTAACTGCAATATTAGTAAGAGAAGCACTATTAAATGGAATTGTAAGAGTACTTGTTCCTGTAAATGGATTTTCTGAAATTGCTGTTATTAGATTATGAATAGTATTAATACCTGAAGGAGATGCATTTTCAATTGTTAAATAATCTCCAACCACAAAGGGATTTCCTAAATTTTGACTAAAAGTAATTAATGTAGAAGTTCCTGTTGTAATTCCAGAAATTTTTTGTCTTACAACTTTTTCCTTTATAATTTCAGATTTATTTGCAGGAATGTATAATGAATTTAATGTTGCTCCTGGATTTGTTCCAATAGCAACATGGCAATCTTTATTTGGTGTCAATCTAAAATAACCACTTTGTAAGGCAATAGAAGCACTAGTACTAACACCTGTGGTACTAATAGCAACAGATGCTATTTCTTGTACAATTTTTAATGCCATCAACCTTCCTCTGATTCTTGATCTTGATTATCACCAAACATCGATTGTGCAACTACTGGTCTTAATGAGTTGACTTTTTCTGCAGATTTAGTATAAAGAATTTCTTTAATTTTATCAGAAGCATGTTCTGCGGAATTATCAGTCATTAAAATATCCAATAAATCATAACTAGGATCCATAAAAAGTCCTCAATTTTTATAGAAGTATTTATATCTCTGCAGATTTAGTGTTGATTTTAGTTGCTGCTTGTGCCTGAGCATTAGTTGATGCACCTTGACTTTCTAATCCTGGGTCCATAGGCATTTGACCCAACATTTGCATTTGTTGATCTATAGAAACAGGTAAAATTGGAGATCCTGATGAACCCATTGGAGGATTTTCTTTTGGATCAGCATATTGTCCCTCTTTAATTTCTTTAACAATCAACTTATCCTGATCTACAATTTCTTGATCTGTTTGTCTCAAGACCTTCCTTCTTACATAATCTTTAGAATAGTAAGTTCCAATATATGGTTGAACTGCTACTGCTAAATTGAGTCTTTCATTCATCAATTCAGTTTCTTTAAGTTCTGCAAAATGTCCATCATACAGGTAATCATATTGAATATGATCACTCATTCTGTCCCAATCTTCTAGGGTAACAATGTTCTTAAGAATTAACTGTGTCTTAAGAATATCATGAAAAAGTTGACTAAATCTTTTTCTCAATCTTCCAACAAACTTACCAAACATCAGTTCATCTCTTAAGATTTCTGATGAACGTCCTAAGTTAAATCCACCATCAGATGCAGTTCTTGACTCTGGAACATTAAGTGCTCTAAAAAGTTTCTTTTGGAAATACTGAACATCAGCAAGTTCTCCAAGATTTTGTCCACCTGGAAGAGTAGTAATTTCTGTACCACGACCACCTTCTCTTCTAGGTAACCAGAAGTCTTCCATCATACTCATAAACTTCTTATCATCACGCATTTCACCAGTGCCTGCATCATAAACAAGTTTATTTCTATACCTGTTCATAACATCACGCAGATATTGTTCTGCCTTAACCTTAGGGAGATTGCCCACATCAATATAGAAAATTCTTCTTTCTGGAGCACGTGAAATTCTATAAATGACCAAAGCATCTTCAATCATTCTTAATTGATTGAGTGCTTTTATTGCTTTATGAAGATATGATAAGGTAAGTTGTCTATTTCTATCTACAAGACCTGAAGTAACATAGGTCATAGCATCTTTTGCTATTGCAATTCCTTTGTTACTTGCTCCATATTTTTGAATACTTGATGTTGGATAATAAACAAAATACTCATCAAGTTCAGGTTCTACAAAAGAATTTGGGTCTTTTGGATCTAAATTAAATCCTTTTCTTGCATCTACGCCAGTTTTCTTTTCAACCCTCATAAATTTAACTTTGAGGGCATCTACAAATCTAACATCTATAATACCTTCTTCTGGTTTTTTAAGGTCAATTACTTTATGATATAAAAGACGTCCATCAACATACCAATTCTTAAAAATTTCATGGGCTTTTTTATCAAAATCCATCATATCTTTAATAAACTTAAACTCTTCCCTGATGATTTTCTTTAAACCATCACTGGCATTAAGATTACTTAATTCAATTTCAACTGGAGAATCATTTAAGTCACTAACAATTGCTTCATTAACTACATTTTCAATAGCAGCATCACATTCTGGATGGAGGGACATTTCACGATATCTTTTAATCAGGTCATATTCATTTCTGAATACACCTTCAATATCTACATATTGCCCATAAAATCCACTAGTTAGATAATAATCAGCCCCATCCTCGTTATTCTCGGGGACAGGGGATATTGCACTTTTAGGTAATTTAGTACTTTCATCATCAATCGAAAACCCAAAAAGTCTTGCCATCGTATAATTTTAAACTATGTACTATTTAGATGATGTCAGAAGCATTAGTTCCTGTATAAGCTTCCCAGTATTGAACTTGGAGGTCTACAGTAAACTCTTCAATTTCATTTTCATTATTATAAGAAAGGTCAATAGCAGAAACATTAGTTGGGAATACTCCCTTAACAACATACTTTCTTAAAGTGTCAATTTCTTGAGTATTGACTACATTAGGAAGAACTCCAGGACCTCTGGAAAGTTGTGCTACATTCATATCTGCCATGTAATCACCTGTGTTAATAGCACCACTTCCATCAGAAACTTTGATGATATAATTCATCCATTTTTCAAAGAAGCTTCTCCATTTGAAATCTGTATCATTGATAACAGTGATGGTCCAAACCTCAAAGGTTCTATCTCCAGCAATTTTTAAAGTTCTGCCTCTAAAAGGAACTGGAATTTCTGAAATAGTAGATGCTGGTAAACTTGCAGCCTTAATAAGCATTAAGTCTCCTTCATCAAAAGTAACACCCAATTGTGAAAAAATTGAATTTGTTGCTCCAGTGGATGTTGCAGTTGTACCTGGAAGTCCACCCTGTTCTGCTCCAAAACTTACTTCAAATAAGTTACTACGAGCACCACCTCCTTTAAGTTTTGACTTAAAGGCATCAATAGATCTTTGTTGAAAAGTAGCCATTTTAGTTTCTCCTGATTAAATTAAACTGTTCCTACAACTGTTTCAAATGAAACCCCAGTCCTGGTAGCAACAAAGGTGAGACCAATAAAGTTAATTGATCTTGCTGGTTTCACATAGATATCAGCAATAAATTCATTTCTATCAATTACATCAGGGGTGTTGTTTGTTTCATCACAAACCAAGAGGAAGTCAGTGATTCCTCTCTTAATTTGAACATCTCTTAAGTATGGTTCAACAATGTTGATGAAGTTTGCTCTTGTAGTACTATCATTAAATTCAAAGAGTTGAGCATCTGCTGCCCCTTTAATTGCTTGCTCAATAGTAATAAAGAGTCTTCTAACATTGATTCTATCAAAAGCAGACTGATAAGAGAGAGCAGTCTTATCTCCAAAGAGAATAATTCCTGAACCAGGAGATGAAATGACAGGATTGATTCTTTGTGAATAAAGTCTATCTCTTTCATCTTGTCCTGGATTATAAGCAAGTTTGATTGGGAACTTAAGAGTTCCTCTTGACT